AGGACAGGGCAGATGATCAGATGGATGATAATGATAACATTGTTTTGGTTATTGCTATATTGGTTCGCCACAAGTATGGGATTGTAAGATGTGGTTAGATAGACAGATATTGAAATTTTGTGGTTTTTTAGACCGTTTGTGTGAAGGCATAGAACGATTGGTCATACCACAACCAAAGAAACGGAAAGGCAAGAAAAATGGCAAAATATCAAAATAGATCGGTGACATTGAACAAACCATTCAGATTAGGCTCAGGTGAGAGCAAGAAGTTTGGTGTATATGTACGGAACAAAAGCACAGGAAATGTAAATAAAGTTACATTTGGACAACGCGGCGCCAAAATAAAAAGAGACAATCCAGCCAGAAGAAAGAGTTTCTTGGCTAGGATGGGTGCAGTGTTAGATGATGTGAAAGGACAAAAGAATTTAAGCCCGGCATTTTGGGCAGTTCGCAGTTGGCGTAAAGGATTTAAAATATAATGGCTTTGACTATACCACAGGCACTGAAAAGAATAGATCAACTGATGAACAAGGTTCAAGTTGAATTTGTTGATGAAGGATCCAAGTTGGCAAAATCCAAGACACCTGTTGACACAGGAAAATTACAGAGCAGTTGGACAACCAGTCCATCTAAATTTGGAACAAAGTCATCTATAGACAACAATGTTGCCTATGCGGGGTTCGTGGAAAATGGAACATCAAAAAACAAGCCAGCCAAGATGGCGGCACAGGCAGTGCAGACTATGAGATCTAGAGCAGACAGCATAGTCAGAAAGGCGACTAGATAATGACATTCCAAGCAGAAAGATCCAGCATAGAAAAGAGACTGTTAGATAACCTATCAGATGTGTATGTACAATTTGACAATGTGTTAGGTTTGGTAGACAGTGCAGGCAATTCAGTAGACAATGAACAGAATTTGTCAGAATGGGTAAGATTGACCATTTTGACCAACGATAGCCAACAAGCAGAGTTGGGCACAAAGTTCACAAGACAAGAAGGACTGATAAGTGTCCAAATATTTGTTAAAACTGGCACAGGAACACAACGAGCCCGTGTTATAGCAGAATCAATAAGAACTATATTCCATATAGTGCAATTTGATGATATTACGACAAGAGCAGGATCTACTACTGTGGTTGGTGAACAAACAGGAACAGGGGATACAGATAACTTCTATCAGATCAACTTAGATTTTCCGTATCACAGGCATCAATCATAAATACAATAGGAGAAACAAAATATGACAATACCAAGTGCAAGTTTATCAACATTAATAATCCGTAGAGAAGGTTCTCTAGCAGACGGATCTGGACAAGATGGTAACGTCACTCTAAGGGTGACATCAGAATCATTGGTTCCAGCAGTATCAACTATATCATCAGAAGAGATAGATGCAACAAGAAATGTTGCAGATCTAAACAAAGTATCTTCACAAGGTGAAGGTGAGATTGAATTTGAATTTTCATCTGACACTGCTATGGATGGTATCTTACAATCTGTGTTCCAAACATCAGCGGCAGGCAATGCCAATGTTGAAGCAGGTATCACAGTAGATACAGATATGTTCAATGGTACGTCACAATCAAGTTTCATAATTGAAAAGAAAACTACAGATGGTTCAACAAGCAAATTCCAAAAATATGAAGGTATGGTTCCAAACACATTAGAACTGACAGCAGAGTCAGGTTCATTCGTGACAGGTACTGTTGGCTTCTTAGGTTCAAAAGTGAACACTATGACAAGTTCAGCAAGTTTAACTTCACCGATTGCGGCCACTGAGACAACACCTTTCACAACAGTTGATTCAGACACAACAGTCAAATTTGACACATCAGGTACACCTACTGTGACTTATGGCGACTATGCAGAATTAACAGGTGTAAAAGCAACAGCATTCTCATTGTCAATTGACAATGGTTTAAGACCACAGACACAGATTGGCACAACAGACTTGGCAGGTATTGGATCAGGTAGATTCACTGTCACAGGTTCATTGACGGTTTATGCCACTGACGAAACACTATTCAACAACTACATCAACACAACTGCATTTGGTCTATTATTACAAATGGGTAATAGTTCAGCCAATTACAGATTCTATATGCCAGAAGTCAAGATCACTTCAGCACAGGTGTTGGCAGGTGGTAATGATGAAGATGTGTTAATGGAACTTGAATTCCAAGCAGTCAAGACTACGATTGGTTCAGATGTGTTCACTTGCAAATTAGTCAAGAACGAATCATAATAAATACATTTAATTAAAAACACTAACTTAAAGGAAATACCAATGGATTTCACTAAAAAGTTCGGTTCCCTAAATCCCAAGGATCAAGCGGAATGGATTGAAAATGACGGCAGTCGTTTCTTAGTCGCACCAGCAAACAATATCGCATTCAAGAACAAGACACTAGAGATGTTCAAGATGAGTGAGATACAAGGTGGTGGATTAGATAACCTGACAGCAAAGAGAGTAATTGAGATTGAATCAGAAGTGAAGGCACACACCATCCTACTAGATTGGGAGAAGGTGACAAACCAAGGTGTCAATGTGTCATATGACACAGAAGTGGCCACACAGATGATAAGCAATTACGAACAATTTAGAAATTGGCTTGATGCTGAATCTATCAAACTGGCAACCAAGAAACAAGACAAGGACAACGCCAAAAAAAAGAGTTAAAGACCTTATTTGAATGGCTTGCCATATGGGGTCCTCATTCAGACATACCTGAAGTAAAAGCCAAGGCACCCACATATTCGAAGCATCTGGACATATATGTCACAGCATTCAACATTCTGTCCAGTGATAGGTTAAATACATTTGGCGGAATTGGACCTATTCCATTTTCTGCTATGGTTGAATTTTGCAAATGGGTTGGAATCAAAGATCAAGAAGAATTTATCACTACATTTCAAGAGTTAGACCAACACTATGTTCAGACTGTACATAAACAGGAAGAAAAGAGGAGTAAAAGTTTAACGAATGGCAACAGAAGTAGTAAATCTAAAAATAACCGTAGATAGTAGTGGTGCAACAAGGTCGGTAAACAACCTTAAGACATCATTGGGTGGAGTCAACAAGAGTTTTGGTTCAACAGGTGCCGCGGGAGCGATGGCATTTGGTAGGATCAAAGGTGCAATAGCAGGTCTTGGTCTTGGTCTATTGGTCAAAGAAGTAGCACAGACATCAGCAGAATTTGAAGACTTACAATTGGCCTTGAATGCAGTTTTCGGGGGAGTAGATGAAGGCGCCGCGGCATTCGAAAGAGTCAAAAACATTGCAGGCAAACTACCATTAGACATTGACCTTATCACATCAGCATTCACACAGTTGAAAGGTGCTGGTATTGAACCCACAGAAGAACTATTATTAAGTTTCTCAGATGCGGCTTCCGTGTCAACTGACAAGGTTGGTGCTTTCCAATCATCAATTGATTTGTTTACCAGAACGATGCAGGGTGGTTTGGGTCTTGAAGAACTACAGAGATTACAAGACAGGGGTCTTCCTGTATTTGATGTATTGAATGAGAAACTGGGTATTACCAGATTAGAAGTTTCCAACTTGGGTAAGACGGCAGAAGGTGCCAAACAGATCAGAGATGCTTTATTCTCTGGATTTGATGAGAGATTTGGTGGTGCAACTGAAGTAGCCTTGAGTTCATTGTCAACAAGGTTCTCAAACTTTGGTGACGCAATGAAGAAAGCCGCAGTTGCTTTCGGGGGTAAAAATGAGGGAGGTTTTCTAGATGGACTTGCACAAGCAACAGGTGGACTTACAGAGTTCATTGGTGAGAATGAAGAATTAATTGCCGCAATTGGTAAATTGATTGGACAAGGTCTAAACCTTGTGATTGATGCATTTGGATTGTTGTTTGATATAATCAGACAAGTTGTAGACATAGTCAAAGCGGCTGTGGACACATTCCTGGGATTCATACAGACGATCAAAGACGTGGCAACCACTATCGTAGAATTCAAAGACAAAGTTGTTGGCAAGTTCACAGAGATGAAAGACGGTATCGCCGAGAGAATGACCAACATCAAAGACAGTGTAGTGAATGCTTTCAGTGACACAGAACACGAAGTCGTTGGTGGATCAATTGTTCCAGATATGGTCAATGGTGTACTAGCAGAATTTACAAGAATGGAATCAGGTGTGATACAGACCACACAGTCAATGACAACCACAACCACAGCCATAATTGGTGATGGTTTCAGTCAAGACAGTATGAACAACATACTTGTTGATCCAGTGAGAAACACAACTTCAATAGTAAAATCAGAATTTGGAAGTTTGGAAAGTGCAATATCAGGAAATGTATCTGGCATATTATCAGGATCAAAATCAATCAAAGGTGCATTGCTAGACATTGCCAAGACAGTGGCCACTAAAGGTATAACCAACACATTGATGGGTATGATATCAGGTGGCGGCATAGGTGGAGGTATGGGCGGAGGACTTGGTAGTCTAATTGGTCCTGCGATGAGTTTATTTGGTGGTTTCTTTGCAGACGGTGGTAAGATACCTGCAGGCAAGATAGGGATCACTGGAGAAAAAGGTCCAGAAGCCGTTATGGGACCTGCTAGAGTTATTCCAATGCAAAAGAGAGATTCAGTTTCACCTGTTTTCAATTTCAATATTCAAGGTGCAGTAGGCGGAACAAAAACAGGCACAGTGACACAACAAGATCTAAACAATATGGCTGGTAGGATACTTGAAGAGAGTATCAATATCATGAGCCAGAGGAGGTTCGCATAATGGCGGCTAACACAGCATCAGCAGTTCATCCATCACCAACAGATTCAAATTCAAATGTTATATCAGTGGGACCAAGTATTTCATCACAGGTGGAGACAGAAACAAGAATGACCATACTTGATTTTTCAGATGGTTTCTCACAGAGAATACCAGATGGTCCAAACAACCTGAGAAGGATCTACACGATAGTTCACGAGAACTTGAACACAACAGATGCTGACCTATTGAGAGAATGGTATGAATTTTATTCACGTGGACAGACCATAACAGCACCAACTTCACCAACCGATGGCACAACAAGAAACTATTACATCAGACAATTTTCAGAGACACTATCAGGACCATTGCTTCACACATTCACAGCAGTATTAGTGGAGGACAAATAGTGCCCAATTTTATCAATGACTCAAAGAACATAAACGAGTACACTCCTATTGAGTTATACAAATTTGATTTCAGCACGATAACACCAAGATTCTTTGGTGCAGTTTCCACAGATGTGAAAATATCTAATCACAGACAATCAAATGGTTCGGACATTGTTATGAATGGAACAACATTTGAATTTTGTGCGGCATCCATAACAGGTGTTTCAAGTGCATTGAACACTATGCCATCTAGACCACAACTCACGATTGACAGGACAGCATTTGATGCCTTGACCAATGTGGCCACACTGATCACAAGTTGGACCAATCTAGGAAAATTACCACCTTTCCCATTTAGGGGTGTCACAGTAACGAGATTCCTCACACTACACGAATACAACGCAGATACTGATTGGGGTTTTGAAGTGGGTGGATCTATCACGGCAGAAAAAATTCTATTGAGTGGTGTCAAGTCAAGATATTTTGTGAACAGCATCATAGATTCAGATGACAAGACATACATCCTAGAACTAACACCAAGTCTTGGACTTGACCAGAGAACAGAAACTAACAGGAAGATGCCATCAGGACTATGCAGTCTCAAATATAGAAGTTATGTGAATGGACAATTTGAATACACAGCAATCGCAGATGGTGGTTGCCCATATGGACAGCAGACCAATGGTGATTCAGGTTATAGTGTAACAAATTATTTTGACAAAGACAATGATTCAACATCAGATCCAGGCCTAGACTATTGTAGTAAAAATATCAGGGCTTGTAGATTGAGATGGGCATCAGGTACTGACAACTCACCTTTGCCTTTTATGGGACAGTTCAGGGCAGGAACACCAGGAACGGAGAGAAATGACTAGAATAAAATCAACACAAGACAGTTTTTTAAAGTTGAGTGAAGCGGCCAAGAACAATTCAAACATCATAAAGAACAGAGATGAGAACACCATATCAGGTGATGTCAGTGAACAACAATTCTACAACGCACAGGTATCAGACACAACTTCTATAAAATTACCAATAGTGTATGGAACGGTGCTGACCAAAGGCACTGTGATAGATGAATCAGTCACACAGGCGGCTGTTGGTCTTTCATCAATTGAAAAAGACACTATCAATTTCAAACACTACAAGGTATTGATCAGTGAAGGTGACTGCAATGGCATCAAAGCCAATGTACACTATCACACAGTGATCAACAACAGACCATTGATAGATCCAGACACAGGCGTAACAGAATTGAATGGTGTGGAGATAAAACAAAGGACAGAAACAGACACCAGTGATTGGGCAACGAATGAAAAAATGAGCCAACAGTCAAAAGATGTGGATATTTCGGTGTTTAAAGGTTCTACAAACAATCTTGCCAAGAATGTCACTAGGGTGGGATTCCTACAAGGACTGTCAGATGTGTCAACGGAACTGACCAATGGTTATGTTCTACAATACAATTCAACTCTAGACAAGTTTGAAGGCAAACACATCAACAACATACTCAATGATGCGGGAATGTTCACTACCACAGATGCCAATCCATTTGGAACAGGAACTGATGTAGAGAAATGGGTCATACCACACGCAGTAGAATATGAAGTCACACTTCACTCAGATAGCAGGGTCACACAGACACCATTCCGTTGGTGGAAGGCAGGTGCCAATGCAGGAACAACCGCGGGAGCCAATGACTCAATCTATGCTTCAAGTGTGTTGAAACTGGATTCACTGTTCAGACCAGACATCTTGATGTATGACAACATAACATATAAATTTAATATGAGTTCAAGTCTAGGATCAGGTAATGGTTTCTATGTGACTGATGATTTGACAACAGAATACACGACAGGAGTCACAAGTTCGAGTGTGGCCGCTGGGACATATATAACTGAACACGGATTATACACATTCACACCAACCAGTGCAACACCAAGGGTGATGTACTACAGAACAGCGGCCGCTTCTAACACGGGTGGCAGAATATTGATAAGGAGTGCATAATGGCGACATTTGTAAAAGCACCAGCAGTAGACACTTCAGCAGAGATAGGAGTGTCATTCAACAATGATTTTTTCTATCACTCAGGAGGAACGACTCAAACAAGTCTATCATCCATCACTATGTCAGGTATCACAGATCACGAGTTGGTTTGGTTTGGATTGGCCATAGGTGGAAACATACCAGCGATAACGACAACACAATTTGAAATGCAGATGGACAACACTGGTATGGAAGAAGCATTCAGTCCATTGGCACAAGGTGTTGATTGGGATTTCTTATTAAGCAAATCACAGACTAAAAACAATGTTCCAGCAACAGATTCAAGATTAGGTGCCATCGTAGAAACGGAATATTTCACTTTCAACAATGTGACGGCAACAACACTGTCAGAAGCATACAAAGAAGTTTGGACGGATGGTAAACTGGCCAATGACCCAACAGATCCAAATTACAATGCCTACAATCACTCAAACACCTTGAACTTCGCCACTTCATCGATGGGCACAGGTGGACACATCTACGATGATGATGCGACCAATGTGCTATTCGTTGCATTCTGGGGACCAGGTAGATATGTAAAAGAAGCCGCAAAAAGAATAAAGTTCAGACCAGTGACCAACAACGACAAAGAATGGATTTTACAGGCCTGCATAAGAACAGAAACAGTAGACACTGCTTACAGTGACATAGCCAAATTGAGAAGAAGTGATGTCAACTATGACATAAACACCAATGCCACTTTCTTCTATAACCAAGGTGAAGACACTGCTTGGACTTCAGGAACTGGCATAAGAGACACTGACACAAAGATGATAGATACCTTGACTTATCCACACACTTCATTGGTGCAGTTGAGTTATCCTAGAGGTATCAGCCTTGAAGACAAAGATGATGACACTAAATTCAGTTTCATATATGAAGGCAAGAAAGTGAAATTTGTTCACATCTTTCCTGCGGCTGGAGAAGTGGTGGACGCACTCAACTTCACTAATAACACAGCATCCATAGCCTATGATTTTATATCAAACAAGAGATATGGTATGGGTGAACAGATTGCAGATATATCACAAACATCAACAGCAGTCAATGAAGAACAGACCAACTACTTGAGATATATGTTGAGAGAATACGGAGACAGATGTGAGCAGATCTTAACTTTCAAAGATTCAGAAGGTGTCAACACAACACAGAACAGATACACATTCAACTCAGTGCTAGAACAGGTTTCCAACAAGTTTGAGACCATACAGAAGATATTGAACAAT